AGAAACTGCTTGCAGATTATTCCGGAAAAGACATACAGGCAGAACTTGAGAGAATCAGAGGAAAGAGAGGAGCGTGACATATATGTCAAAGGACGAGAGAAAAGAAATGATTGAGAATATCGCAGAGCGGTTCACACAGATGGACGACGTTGACAAGTCCTATATTGCCGGATATATGGCAGGAAAGCAGGAGGAACGTCAGAAGTGGGAGCAGCAGGGAAAGACAGCGGTTGCAACAGCATGAGGATGACTTGTGCTTGATTCGGAGGGGGCGATTTACGAGGAATACACCTAAAAAATGAATATGCAGAGCATGAGAAAAAAGAGCAAAAAGAAAGGAGACCGTTGCAGCGGTCTCCCGTTTAGCAGTCTGTGTCAGACGCTTAAAACCTAAAAATATTATAGCAAATCTGACACCATATTGCAAGCATGAAAAAGCGGGGGAAACCCCGTGATTCAAAGGGTTTCAGACCCTTTTGACGACCTTGTGATGGATAGTAACAAGTCGTTGAAAAGTATATATAAGGGCAGCAGGAGGAACGGTGTCAGAATGGCAAAGAGAAAGAAAGGGATGACGTTCATCCCGTATGACTATGAGGCAGCATACAACAAGAGCCTTGAGGACATGAATGAGTTTTTTGTTGAGCAGATGTTCAAGCATGGGAAAAAGGTTGTATATGCACTCAAGGAGATACGAGCAGGAGACCAGTTCGAGGTTGAGATATATCCACAGTTCAAGAAAATGGATGAAGTACCTCCGGAGGGTCGGAGTATCAAAAAGGACAATGACAAGGCTCAAAGGAATCTGAACGACAAGAACGCAAGGAAATATGTGGAGCGTCTTATCAATGAGAATTTCACGGACAGAGATTTGTGGCTCACGTTTACATACGACAATGAGCATCTCCCTCCGGACGGAGACATCGACGCAGCAATCAAGAACGTGCAGAAATTCATCCGACGGGTGAATTATCAGAGAAAGAAAAGGGGTCTCCCGAACGCAAGATATGTCTATGTGACCGCCTACAATCCGACAGAGGAAATCCGGTGGCATCATCACATTGTCATGGATGGCGACATGGACATGGATGTGGTTGAGGGATGTTGGAAACAGAGCAGCAGGAACGAGGTTCGGAGGCTGCAAAAGGACGAGAACGGTTTGACAGGAATGGCAAAGTATATCGTCGAGGAAAAGAACAGGGTGAAATCGGAGAAACGGTGGAACTCCTCACAGGGATTGAGAGACCCCGACATCAAGGTGGTTCATTCAAAGAGACCGACAGCAAAAGCCGGAGGATATAAGAAAATCGGAACATACGTCGAGACCATGAGAAAAGGACATGAGCAGGTTCGTGAGCAGATGTTGAAATGGTATCCGGATTTTGATTTTACGGATGCGGGAATCTATTACAACGATTTCAACTCAATGTTCTACATACGGGCGAGAATGAGGAAACGGAGGCAGCAATGAAAGCAAAAAGAAAGAGAAGAATGAGCAGGAGGAGACGGGAACTGACATATATTGCGGTGATGGTATTACTGGCGATCACTGTGAGCATAGGTCTGACACGCTCTGTCATGCGAGATGACAAGGAATTTGAGGAGTATGAGCAGCAGTCGCAGGAGTTCAATGCACGGATGCGGAGAATCGACGAGAAAAGAGAGGCATCCGGACAAAATGCAATGCTTGAGCAGGTGCGAACATGGCAGCAGGACACAGAACCGGACAAGTATGCAGTATTTGACACCATGTCGGCAGACTGGGGAGGCGAGGAGGATGGATTCGTGCTCTATGAGATACCGGAGGAATACAGTCGGACAGGTGGCTATTTTCCGGAAAAGATACAGGTATATACATATTGCGTCTGCAAGCAGTACGGGGTCAGATATGACCTTGTGGTCGCTCTGATTGAGAAAGAATCCGGATATAAATTCGACAAGGTTGGTGATGATGGTCATTCTATCGGGTACATGCAGATATATGAGGAGTGCCACAGAGACAGGATGGAGCGTCTGAACGTCACAGACCTCACGAACCCATATCAGAACGTACTCGTCGGGATTGATTACCTGTCGGAACTGATTGAGAGATACGGAACGATTCAAGATGCACTTGCAGCGTATAACTACGGGGAGCAGGGAGCAAAACAACATCTATGGAAAAACGGAATCTATGTGTATGAGTACAATCAGACCATCATGAGCCGGATGAAAGAAATCGAGGAGGAACTGGAGCAAGATGCAGGTGATTGAGAGGATTCTGCACATGTTGAGGGTCAAGGATTGCAGACATGTGTGTCTGTTCTGCGAATATTATGACATGTGCAAGCAGGAGATAGGCAGCAGGAAAGAGGTGAAAGAGAATGAACATGAGATATGCAATGAGAAGTGAGGACACGGAGCAAATCAATGTCGTGTCATGGGCGAACTGGAACATGAACCGCTATCCGGAATTGAAATGGCTGCACCATGTACCGAACGGAGGCAGCAGGAACAAGCAGGAGGCGGTGAAACTCAAACAGATGGGTGTCAAGGCGGGAGTGAGCGACCTTTGCTTGCCATATCCGAAAGGAATTTATTGCGGACTATACATCGAGATGAAGTTCGGAGACAACAGGCAGCAGGTATCACAGAAAGAGTTCCTCAAAGACATGGCAGAGGCAGGTCATTTCGTGGCGACCTGCTACTCCGCAGAGGAGGCAATCGAGGTCATCAAGAAATATTTATCTCTCAATAGTTGGAGGATGAACGATGTCATGATTGTGATGGGGCGAGCGAGTGGAAAGCAGGACGCAATCGAAAAGATGGTCATGGATATACCGAACAACAGCATCCTCAAGAATGGGGAAATCAAAGAGAGCAAACCGAGAAAGAAATGAGGAGGTGCAGCAGGATGACGGTCAAGGATGTTATGACGTTGCTTGAAAGTCCGGACAGGGTTCGGGTCATCAAGGACGGTGAGGAGATATACAACCAGTATTTCGCAAACATGGAGGTTGACAAGGACATTGTCGCACAGATAGGAGATGCAGAGGTCAAGAGATTCCGAGCAATTCCGGAGATCACTCACAGGAAATACAAGGAACGGGGTCTCATTGCACCGATGAAACCGGAGGAAACACCGGACTATTCTTTCAGAGATTTGCAGTTGTGTATATACCACACAATCACGATATAGCGGGGAGGTGAGGACATGAGGAAAATCATCATTGTGGCAGCAGTCGTCGTCATAGCACTGGGAGCAGGGTTCACATATACACTCTACAAGGTGGGCGAGGGGATGCACCTGCACCGCTGCGGATGGAGACAGCCGGACGACAGAGGTTTCATGTAACAGGTAACAAGAGGATAACAGGAGGAACAAAAAATGAGAATTATTGCAGTTATGTCACCAAAAGGTGGAATCGGAAAGACAACGACATCGGATGCAATCGCCTACATGTTGGGAGAGGAGCAGGAGAAACGTGTTCTCATTCTCGACGGAGACCCGCAGGGCGATACATCCAAAACATTCGAGGCATACGAGCCGGAGGGAACAGGAATGAGTGAACTGCTTGAGCGTCATGTGAGTGTGGGCGGGTCATACCGGACAACGGACTTGATAAGACCCACACAGTACAGTCACATTGACATCATTCCTGCAAACGGGTATCTCATGCAGACAGACATGAAACTGCTGCTCAAGCAGGAGGCAAATCAAGTCACGAGGCTGCGGGATGCACTGGAGGAAATATCCGAGGCATACGACTATTGCATTTGTGATTGTGGTCGTCTGCTTGATATGGTGGTCATCAACATTCTACTGGCAGCAGAACTCGTCATCGCACCCGTAAAGGTCGGAGGATATGAAAACGAGGCGATTCACAATTTGCAGGAGCAGGTTGACGACCTGCGGGAAATCAATCCGGAACTCCGAATCAAGGGTCTTGTGACAATGAGACAGAAAAACAAGACATCACTGGATTTCGAGGAGTGGATGAAAACCAGTTCCGGATTTGACATGTTCGTCACACCGATTCGTCGGTCGATTGTAGCGGAAAAGGCATCCATGAGAATGGCAGTCCTCCCGCAGTTTTCAAAGAACTGCATCGTGTCACAGGACTATCGCAATGTGGTTCATGAGTTACTCAAGGAAATGGAGGGGTGAGCGTGGGAAAGAGAAAAATCACATGCAACAACAGCTCATGCAAACATCACACTAATGGAGGATGCGACACCTGCATAACACTTGACGGTTCGGGAAAGTGCAAATCGTTTGAAAAAGGTTTTGCATATTACTTTCACATTGTATGGGATGCACTGGACAATAAAAATTTCATTGACATGGTCGAGATTCGCATGAATCCGGATTTGAAAACGGGATTGTTTTATGTGATGGAGTGCTACGATTTGGGATTCAGTGAGATGGAATGGGGAACGTGCCGGATGGTCATGCTCAAGGACGGGAAAGAGGGAAAACCTCTGAAATACGAGGAAATCATTGAGCGTGAGATGAACATGGAAAAGTTTTCAAAGCATCTTGAAAATTTCAACAATGGAATAATGCCACAGATGCAGCAGGAGCAGGACGCAGCAGGGCAGCAGGACAAGGAGGAAAAAGAGTTCGGGTGGTTGTCTCCGACAGGAGTTTTCACTGAATCACCGTTCGGAACTCATGAGGAATCAGCAGAACAAATCTGTGAGGAAAAAGGGTTCACGGAGGAATATTGGAACTGGGTGAAAGAAAATAGAGGCAATGAAATTAACCATCTCATGAGAGATTTTCTATCAGAGGTAAAGGGATATTGCTTGATTCACAATCCATCCGGATATACCGGATATATAGTGACAAACATGAAAAATCTGACAAAGCAACAGAAAGAGTTTTTATACGGTTATTTCATGGATATGGGAGACCGATTCAAAGCGGAACAATTCGTTGATTTTGATTAGAGAGGAGATTTGAACATGGGAAACATCATCAACACAGCACCGTGTCGATTCTGCGGACAGATGGTGCAGATCGACAGCGAGGAGAAATTGACACAGCCACAGGCAGAGGAACAGGCGACAATGTCCTGCACCTGCGAACAGGCGGTTGAGTATCAGAAAGAGAAACAGAGAAAAGAAAAGGCGATGCAGAACGTCGCTGCATTGTTCGGAGAGGCAGCAGCACCGGAAAAGAGATGCAGTGAGGGCATCGTGAACATTCTCAAGGCAGCAGTTGAGGAGATATACACCGGAGGACTGGCAAAGATTACTCTGAACCTCCGAGGGGGGGTCAAAGCATCTATATCACAGAATAGCAAAGGCGAGATAAACGTCGAGCGTACAGAGACCAAAAAGCAGAAATTAACAGAATAGGGGAGCGGATGCGTGTGACCGAAAGAGAGATATGTGGGTCATTCCGGAGAGCAGAGAATCAAAAGCAACAGATTCAGATTTTGACGGAACTGACCTGCAAGAGTAAATATCAGATAATCGGTATATTGCTGCGGAATGGCGAGAAAGTACCGAAAAGCATTGAAAACCAGTTATACAAGAGACTGGACGCACTCGACGCACAGATTTTCGAGTGTGAAATGGAATACAAAGAAATCGTGACCGCACTGACGGGAGAAAACAGGAGGAAAGAACATGGCAACAGGATTCAGCGTCATGGACGCACTGAACAAGAACAGCAAGGCAGGAGTTGACGAATCACCGAGAGCGAGATTCCGGACAAAAGACATTTCGATTTTCAAGATGTACCGGAACAAACTCAATTTCTACGATTTGGCAGATATTGAGGAACTGGCAGGAGACATCCTCATGTATGGTCTCAAACAGAATCTTGAGGTTGTATTTGAGCCGAATGAGCAGGGTGAATATAGAATCGTCGCAGGTGAGAGACGGTGGCTTGCACTCAAGTACCTTGTCAAGCAGGGATATAAAGATTTTGAGATTGCAACCTGCAAACTGACCACACCGCAGGACGAGGACGAGGAGCAGGTGGAAATCATCATCGCAAACGCATACCGGACAAAGTCTCTCAAGGATGTCATCGAGGAGGAACAGCGTCTCAAAGCGTGTCTTGAGCGTATGAAAACGGATGGAAAGAAAATCAAAGGATATGACCTCCAGTCCGGTCGCCTCCGTGATGTTATCGCATCAATGCTCAAGATGTCAAAGACAAAGATCGCACAGATTGAGAGCGTCAACAACAATCTGATTCCGGAGTTTCGGGAGGAACTCAACAACGAGCGTCTCACATTCTCCGCAGCGTATGAGTTGAGCGGGATGTCTCCGGAGATGCAGCAGGAGGCACTTGCAAAATACAAGGAAAACGGAGAATTGTCCTATACGGAAATCAAGGACATGAAATCACCGCAGAAACCGGAACAGGAGCAGGATGCAGCAGGGCAGCAGGACACCGTGTCAGATTCAGACACAGCAGGGCAGCAGTCATCCGAAAACAGCATGAATCATCCGGAGGAAAAGAAAGCGGGCGACGATTATGAGACACCGCATCCGGAGGGAATCACATCAATCTGCTATTCCTGCACCGAATACGAGACTTGCAACGTAAAGACCGGAACATGTACCTCATGCGACCAATACAAGAACCGTGCAGAGGCTTACAAGACGGACGAGCAGAGACATTCAGAGGAACAGGACAGAATCGACAAAGAGACAGCAAAGAAACTCCGTGAGATGGAGGATGACAAGAAAATGCAGAATTTGCCGAGTGACGAATCTGACAAAAAGAAGTTCATCAGAATGTCAGTGGATGGATTCGAGAGAGTGGTAAACGGTGAGCAGCAGTACATCATAACAAAAAATGACGGTTTCAAAATAGGACAGGAAATCACAATCGGAGAATTTGCAGAGGGAAAAGCAACAGGACGAACTCTTGAAATGTTTATTTCGTACATGGACGATGACAAGTCGTCATCTGCACTTGAGGACGGATATTGCGTATTGAGTGTGCACGAGGCATATCGTTTCTGCGACCAGTGCGAATATTTCGACAGGGTGAATGTTTCACCGGATGGAATGTCTGCATGTTCTCATGACACACTAAACCACTATTGTGAGGAAAAGGCATGTCACAGATTCAAAAGAAAGAGACTGCATGTGGACGGAGGAGATGAATAAAACATGAAAAGAGCAGTGTTTTACACTATTGTGCAAAAAGATGAAATAATAGGATTGCAACAACAAGACGGGTTCGAGTTTGAGATGGATGGAATACAACTCAATGGATATGTAAGCGAGAACGATACGGTGTATATAATAGACCCGACAAACGGAATTGCAATATTTGTAAGAAAATTATATGAAACATACGGAACAGAACTGGCAGCAATGAAATACGCAAGACAATGTCTGTTTGACGACAAGGATTTTGCTGAAAGATGGAAAATAGCAAAAGAAAAAGAGAGTTACAAACTAACAGTAGAGATGTTCGATGCGTACAAAAAAGCGGAGATTTTGAGAGAAAAGCAAAAAGAGGCAATGAGACGAGAAATGAAAGAAAAGGAGGAACAGGAGAATGAGTGACATCAGACGAGGAGAAATATTCTACATCGCACGAGGGGGGGCATCTTGCGGAAGTGAGCAATATGCGGACAGACCTGCGGTTGTAGTGAGTAATGACGAGAACAACAAACACTCCGGAATCATTGAGGTGGCATATTTGACCACACAACCAAAAACAGAACTACCGACACATGTGACAATACGCAGCACCGGACGAGTTTCAACAGTCCTTTGCGAACAAGTCACATCAGTATCGGTCGAGCGTGTGAATAACTACATCGGGCAGGTATCAGAGCAGGAAATGAAAAACATTGACATCGCCCTCATGATTTCTCTGCAATTAGACGGGGATTCAAAATCACATAAGCAGTACAACGAGACAATCAAAAAACAGCAGGAGGAAATCGACAGCCTAAAAAGGGAAATTGAGACGTTACAGCAGGAATGTGATGACAGAATCGCAGAAATTGAACAGGATGCAGCAGTGTATGTCGAGGAGAACAGGAAAGTTGATGCAAGCAGACAATCAGAGGACATCATCAAGGTTCAGACAGAGCGTGACACATTCAAGGCACTATATGAGCAGCTATTTGAGAGGCTGCTGACTATGGGAGGAACAGGAAATTGAACAAAGGACAATTAAAAGCATTATTCATCGAGGCAAAGGGAACGGGTCAGAAATATATCGGTGTAATGATTCAGACAGAGGGCAGCAGTGAACCGGAGGTCATCATCAATCCGAAAGAGAATTTCAATGCAAAATTCGACTATTACATGGCAGCGTATGACGATGATTTGATTCTGATTGCAGCAAAAGGGAAAAAGGACATCAGAATCACGGGAGCTGCAGCGGGAGCATCGTTCGAGGACATCCAGTCACAACTCATTGATGAAAAAGCGTCATCCGGATGGAAAGAACAGATTGCGGATGCGGTGGACAGGGTTGTCGATAAGATGCTGAAAGAAACTCCTCCGGAAACGGAGGAGGAGAGACAGAACTGCGAGACCATGAGAGAGACAATCAAAGGAATGTTCCTCACGCAGAGACGCTCAAAGACAGAGGCAGCGTTCATCACCGAGAATATTGACAGGTACGAGGAATTGTTTGAAATCTGCATGAATGGAGATGATGCACAGTTCAAAAAGGGCATCACGGAATTGCAGAAAGCACAGAATGAGTATATTTTGCAGAAAGAGAGGGAAAACGGATGAACAAGGTCATTTTGATGGGTCGTCTCACGAGAGACCCGAATGTCAGATATTCACCGAGGAATAATTCACAGGAGGAAATGGCGATCGCACGATACACACTTGCGGTTGACCGCAGAGGAGCAAAAGACGGGCAGCAGTCAGCGGATTTCATTTCCTGCATTGCGTTTGGACGAGATGGAGAGTTCGCAGAAAAATATCTCAAGCAGGGAACGAAAGTGGTTGTCACTGGACGGATTCAGACGGGGTCATATACGAACAGAGACGGTCAAAAGGTCTATACAACGGACGTGATTGTCGAGGAACAGGAATTTGCAGAGAGTAAGAAAGCAGCAGGGCAGCAGGACGGGAACAACGGAGGGTATTCGGATGCAGGTGACGGTTTTATGAATATTCCGGACGGAATCGACGAAGAACTCCCTTTCAATTAGGTGCGGAGGAGGATGGAGACATGGGATTCGTGGAAAAGGTGAAAAACGTCATTTCAAAACTGCGGGCAGCGGGAAAGACAGAGAAAGAGGTGTCTGAAATCATCGAACAGGCAGCAGAGGCAGCAACGGTCTTGAAAAAGACGGAATCTCCGGAGCATCCGGAGAAAATCAAGGCAGCAGGAGGAGAAAACCTGCAAGATGCTCTTTTGAAAGTGGGAATCAGTGCAAAAGAGGCATTGACTGCATTTGAGAGCATATACAGACTGAGGAGGCAGGAAAAGTCGAATAATTGGAGGAAATATCATGGATTGCCTCTGAAAAGGTCAAAAGGAGGAAAACGACGTGGAGACAGAAAAAGAAATGACAGCAATTCAGAAAACACAGGTATATCTTGAGAATTATCGGGAAATAGAGCGATATATCAAGGATGCAATTTCGGAAGTATCACAGATTGACGATGTATCAAGATATAACATTTCGGCAGAGAAAGCGTTCCTCCAGTCCATCAGAGAGTGTAAGGCAGAGACGGCCATTCTGTTCGAGCACATGAAAAAGGCTCTTGCATCGCTGAAAGAGGATGCAGAGGCA